ACTGTGTTGAGCTTAACCGCATACTCTCTTGCACCAGTGCTCATAAGAGCAACAATTTCATCGGGCATAGGAAGTCTTGCATCGCTGGAATTAGTACCGTATACGATTTCCTCAAGAGCCTGCATCTTAGCAGCAGGAACCTTAGTAGAGTCGAACATAAGGTAAGAAGTTGCCTTATAGCCTGTAACATTTACAGGAGTTGTCTCGAAGCTCCAAGAGAACTTGATAGCATCGGGAGAGTCATTGATAGTCTCGTAGTCCTTGCTGGAAGGAGAGCATGTTGCACCATATACGATATGGAGCTTGTAACCCTTATCGAAACCGTCGATATCGTTACCTACTGTGGTCTTGTAAACAAGGCCGAACAGCTTTCTGGACTGCTGACCGAGGCTGAATCCGGGAATAATGGATGCAGAACCGTCGCAAGCCATAAATTCATCGGGATAAGTATAAGCCTCGATAGAACCACCGAACTTCTCCACAGATCTGAATGTAGCATACTTGTTGTCGTTTGCCCACAGGTCTGTAGCATCAGCGCCTTCAGGAGCTTCACCTATCTTAGTAAGACCGTTCCAAGCAACACCTGTGCCGTAGCCTGAGCCGCTTGCAACAAACAGAGCGCATTCCTTGACGCCTGCTTCGTAAAATCTTTCACCGGTCTGGTCCCAGTAAAGTTTACTCATGGTTTGTTTCCTCCTTAATAATAAAGTGAGTATACTGTGTGGTATATATTGTCAGAAGTGTACCGTCTGTCAAACCGACATAACGGGAGTTCTTCCAGACGTTCACAAATATCACTGTCAGGGTTCTTGTCAACCACAGTTACAGTGTATTTACGAGTCTTTGTGTATTTGCCATCATCGGCAAACCGAACATCCTTACCCTCAAGAGAGTATATTATACATGGAAAATTAAGCTTTAGATTCTCAGGAGGCTGAAAATAGACGTTAGTGCTATTTAATATCCCTTGTAATATCGAATTAAGCTCGATTCGGCGTTCACTCGGAGTCATTATACAGACCTCCCAACGAAAATATCAGTCTCGGTGGCTCTACGTCCACATCAGAGACTTTCCATTTCTTCCCAAGCCATGTTATGTATCTGATGTTCATGAAGTTATCAAGAGCATACGGGTCACAGACTATGCTGATTTTGTTCTGTATATTCACATTATCGTTAATTCCGTGTTCGGAATTCTCGAGCCTTCGTGAAACCTGCAAAATATCTCCGCAATACTCTCGTTCTGTAATGACCTCAGTCCATACTCCTGGAGCAGTTTCGACTGTTTCAGCATAGCCTATTGAACCGTAATACTTCATTTTGAATTTCTCCTATCAGCCGTTGTTCTCAGCAGGAGCCTCTGCAGGAGGAGCAACTTCTTCCTCAAGAGCGATAGCAGAATAAGGCTTTGTGAGAGCGCCAGAGCAACGAGTCTCGATAAGGTAAATCATCTTATTGTAATCTATATCGAAATCGTCGAACATATTTACAGCGCCACCCTTATCTGCACCTACAGAGTAGTCAGCGAGGTTGACAATAAGACCATGCAGCTTGTATGTCTTGCCAGTCTTAGAGTCAAGTCTTACGCCCGCATTCTCCATAGGAGGTACAGTTACGATAGAGGATACACGGAGCTTAGTTGCAAGCTTCTGTTCAGACTCATACATATCACGACCTGTAGCATCTGTCATGAGAAGGAGGTCTGTGAGCTTGTCCTCTGTAATAAAGAGTGTTGGAGAACCAGAACCTCTGTACTGGATTCGGCTCTTGATGCAAGCCCTGATGAATGTAGCAGGCTTTGTATCTGTGAGCTGATACTTGATAGTGAAGAGGTCTTCATCCTTCCAAATAGGACGAATGTTGCCTTCGTTGATGTGGTCATCAGAGTCTGTAAGTCTGCCGTCACCGATAAGGAATGCGCGTGCAAGTTCCTCATCCAGCTTTCCTCTCATCTCTGTCTTAACCCAAGGAATTACATCGAAATCTGTGATGTCGATAATATCATCCCTGTCGAACTTCTGCTTCTTGTAAACAGTTGTAGGTGTGGTTGTTCTCTTAAGCAGGGTGAATACTTCTTCCTTCTTGTATTTACCCTTGATGTAACCCAGAGCCCTTGCCTCATCACCAGTAATATCAGCAAACTGGCTCTTTATACGACTGAAAGGTGTGTGGTGTACGCCATTCATTACCTTAGGAACCCATTCGGTCTTAACATTTATCCACTCGGGAGGATTGTTAAGAAGCTTGGGCTCGGGAAAGAGATACTCGATATCGGTGATACCGTGCTGGAGTGCGGACTCCTTAAGTGAACCGTATCTCTTCATGTCGTCGAGTGCAGCCATATAGTCAGCGTGAGATACGCCCTCATCCATTTCTGCACCTGTGTAGGAATCATAGTCCTGATCGAAAACATTGTGTTTCATGTCGCTATCTTCTCCTTTATCATTTGATTCTTTATCCTGCGCAGCCATGCCAACCAGGGCATATACAACTGCTTTCTGTTCTTCGGACATTGCATCGAAGACTTCTTTTATGGTTTTACCATCTTTCTTCTCGCCGCTTTCATTGTCGGCATGCTCAAGCACATCTGAATGTTCCATAAGCTCTCCTTCTCCTGTGATAGATTCGCCAGTGTAAATAATAGCACCGCCGCTCTCGGGATCGTCACTATGAGCGAGAACCGTGTCTATATATGCACCGGGATTAGCACCAGCAAGAACTATACTAACCTCTTTTATGTCACCGTGATAGACATTACCGCCTCTCTCAGTGAGTTTATTTGCATATATAGAAAGAGACGTTACATCTCCGTGCTTGACAAGTTCCTTAACATGGTTACCCATAGGCGTATCATTGAAGAAACCGTATGTATATACGCCATCATCTCTGTTTTCAAGCAGAGCGTGACCGAGAACATTTTCGGCATCTTTATGGTCATGGTTCCATACGAGAGGTACCATACCGCCGTCGTTATCGGCAAATGCATTATGCATTATAGTACGTCCGTCAGAGCATTTGAGATCGTTTCTCGTAGCCCAGCCGGAAAAATCGTATTTCATTTCTTATCCTCCTTTACGGATGTGCCTGTTTGTAATCATCAAACTGCTTCTTGAGGTCTTTGAGTTGGTCCTTAAGATCATTAGCCTGTTTAGGATTCTTCATCTTATAAAGGTTCTGTGAAACATCAGATACATCTTTAACAACGCCACTGACTTTACCAGTAAACTCCTTAACATCACCAAGAACTTCCATGTAACGCGGAACGGCTTTTTCGCCAATCTTTCTCTTCTGTTCTATTTCCTTAGAAAGAAGACTATTTTCCATATCTATTCTCTTTGATGTTTCCTCAATCTCTTCATCCGTCATATTCTTGACCATGAACTTTTCTTCTCGTCTTTTAAGATCACCGTTCATGTCAGTAACTGCATTCGCAAGGCTATATGGAGCAGCGTCTTTAATAGCCTGTCGTGCAGCTCTCCTTCGAGCTCCTCTGCCGTACCTTTCACGACCTTCAGGAGTCAAAGATCCGTCCTCGTATTGATACCGCCTCCGCCCCCACTTCATGTTAGGTATTCCCCAGTGGTACAGGGAACCATAGCTAAATCGTTCCATTAGCCTCTCCTACTTTTTCTTCTTTGTATGACTCTCGGCAATCTTGTCGAATTCGTCATTTTGAATATTCTTGTATTCTTCTGTCAAAAGTTTCCTGTTAGCAGCGTTTGCCTCTCTCAAAGCCTTAATCTGGGACCTAAGTTCAGAGGTCTTCTCGGTTGTTTTGGCCCGTGAATTCTCGTTATACTTGGTCAATGACTCTCGAAGCTTGTTTATTTCAGATGTAGTGCGCTCTGTAGCTGCCTTAACATCTGCTTTATTAGAAGCTCTGAATTCGTTCATCTCATTCTGTTTATCAGCCTTAAAAGACTGCAGAGATTCGGAATTGGCTGTTCTCTGTGCCTGTCCCGCTTGAGTATTAGACTCTTTATAGGACGCAAGAGAAGCATTATTAGTGGCTTTGTAATTGGCAAGTTCAGCAGAAGCCTTTTCATTGAAAGCTTTCTTATCCTCGGACTTCTTGGCTATCTCTTCTCGGAGCTTAGCCTTTTCTTCTTTGTCCGTGGTATTCTTGAGTTTCTCTCGAAGCTTTGAAACTTCATTCTGCTTAGCTGCCTTTTGAGATTTGACACTTTCAGACTTCTGCGCGTTTTGTATCTTAACGCTTTCGGAAGCATGTTTATTAGCAGATTGTATGTATTCTGTGATGGCACGGTTCTCATTTTGAATTTCCCGTGACTTAGAAGACTTCTGGTCAGATACTTCTTTCTGCTTAGCTTGCAGTTCAGCCTGAAGCTGCTCTTTCTTAGAAGCCAGCTGTGTTCGTAAGGCTTTAATTCGTGACTGAATCTCAGCTTTCTTACGCCCTCGCTCCTGTCCCGAAAGATTCCTAAGAGCTGCTAACTCCGCCTGAATACCAGCTACAGATGTAGCGAGTTCCTGCTTGAGTGATTCAGTCTTGGACTGCTTTTCAGCCGCTATCTGCTCTTTAACATAAGTCCACATCTGCTTTCCTTCGTCATCCAGAGAAGAAGCAGACCGTGTACGACCTTTTAACTGTTTGGTTCGCTCATAATATTCATGAGCTTTTACAGGGTCGTAGTATTTGGATGCATAGGAAGTCTGTCGGGGACCGTAGCCAGTGCCGACTTCGTAGTGCTTCAGATAGTTATGTGGATTCCATACATTCACTTCAGCATCGCCTCCAGCTTTTCAAGCTCCGCATCGTTCTGGTCGATTGCGTCTATCTGAGCCTGAATGTCCTCTGGGGTTTCTTCCTGCTGCATAGCCATCATAGCCATTGGTTCAGTTCCGTTCCCGTTCGCCTGTGCAATGTTAGAGTTGACTAACTCATCTGCCTTCGGGTCTGCAGATGGCTTGAGACCTATTACCTGACGGAATTCGTTGGAGGTCATAATTTCGTTTCGTGTAAACTTGTCTGCAAGCTCTGCTAACTGTGCTGCAGGTACAAGACGGAACGGGTCACGAAAGAACCGTATAGCCTGTCCTTGTGTACGGGCTGTTTTAGAAAGCCATTTGCGCTCCATTTCATTTGCTATGGCTGCACAAATCGGCTCTATAGTACGATTGTAATAGTTCAGCATCGTTTCTTCATTGGCAGAACCGTTAAGTATTTCTGGAGTGAGACCGAGCTGACCGTAAAGCATGTTAGTCAGATACTCTATCTGGTCCTGAATATTATTTTCAAGCGGTCTGTTTACCTGAGTAATCTTCTCAGTACCATCTGTATAAGCGATACCAAACTTGGATTCGGTAAGCTGTTCCTCTATCATCTTCCTGCGCTTTTCAGCCTGAAGTTTCTGATTCTCCGTTTTTACAATGTAAGGAAGCTGAATAATCATCTGAAGTTTACCCGATGAAGATTCCTCGTCAACCATATCTATAAGGCTCATCTTACGAATGAGTCTCTGTAGAGTGGAGTTCGGAGTGTTCATTACATTGTAAAACGGATTCTCAGGTAAAGGAGTTATACGCTTCTGAAGAGTTATGTCTTCATGCTTACCAGTGTCTTCGTTATAACAGTTGACTTTTACATAATGCGGTTTCCATTCGGTTACCTGACCGACACGAATCTTAAGTACGTCATAAGCATCCGAGCCGTCTGGACTATCATCCGTCTCAACAGGAACCATAGCTATAACACCCGTGCTAAGCATGGAGTAGACAGCGTCCTGTATCATAGCTCGTCCGGTCTGGTCAAGGTTAGCTTCCTTCTGAAGACAGTAATTCAGCTTAGAATCTATCTCTTCTGTATACCGACCTTCTTCATCGAGCCGCACATGTTTGAATCCTACCTGTGCAACATCAGTCGCTATCTTATTAAAAATGGCGACTACTATCGACCGTTCCGCTCCCTTCATCATCCGAGGGTGATTGGGGCTCACATAGGTCGATGATTCGGCGATCTGCACAGTTCCGGATGCATTGTTCCTGAAAGCGTTCCAGGCATTTTTAATCCTGGAACCGAGTTTTATCGCCATTTTGAAATTCTCCTTTACGGATTTCGTTTACTAAGCAGATGAGTTACATACGCACCTACTGCAGCACTACCACCAGCAACGATAAGCCCTGATACAAGCCTACTACCAAATCCAGGGTCTTTCACCATCTTGTCAACTCTCTGCTGAGCTCTCTCGTAGCGGTAATCGTTCTTCATATTACCCCATTCATAAGTAAAATCGTAGTCCTGCTGTCTTCTTGCTTCAGCGAAATCTCGTCTCATGGCCTCACGTTCAGTCTTAGCCTGAAGCTTGGCTATCTTATAATCGTTATGTGCTTTAAGAAGATCCGCTCTATCCTTCTGCTGGTACTTGAGCTTTTCGAGTTTGCTCTTTTCCTTCAGCTGGTCGAGCTTGGCCTTCTCAACTGCACGCTTATCTGCATAGTCGAGTCTCGCCTTCTCAAGTGATGATTTATCCTTCTGGCGATTGAGCTCATCACTGGCTCTTACCTTATCAACGTCGAGCTGTTTGAGGCGTATATCACGTTTAACATTGTCACGATTCATACGTTCCGCTGCTTTGGTTGACTTGTATTCCTTGTCAGCCATGCTTTCCTGATGACGGTTACTCTCTTTAGCATTACCGTAGCCATAATGTGCTCGTCCTGCTTCAGTCAGTGAACCATCCTCATTCTGCCAACGCCTTCGACCCCATTTCTGCCCGAGGATACCCCAATGATAGAGCTCATTGTCATATCCGAGATAGTTGTCCCAGCGATTCATTTTGAAAGTTCTCCTTGTTTATCACCACATACCAGTAGCTGGATCATAAGTGGGTGCACTGTTTATTATCTGTTGCTGTTGCTCAGCTCTCATACTTGTAATCATAAGTGCTATTGATTCTCCGCAATCATTTATGAGTCTCTGTGCAACCGCTACAGCATCATCATATGAAAGACCATAATTAGCCATATACTCATCACACTGATTACATATGTAATTAGTAAGATCATCACATGCTTTATCAAACTGCGAACCACCGGCAAGACCCAAAACTGCACACTGACCTATATAGTTAGCCGCTGCAATTTTGTTCATTATTTCCGTATACGCCTGGTTAGCAGTCATTCTTTCAGTTTTAGCATGAAGATTGGTTGTAACTATATGACCTCTTTTAGCAGTTCCATAGCCGGCAGCAGCTCTACCCATTCTTTCCTGAGCAGTAGCTCTCTGCATCTTAGCATCCCATTCTCTTGCTAATTTCTGATTAAGGCGAATCTTACGACCGCGCTCTTTCATTTTCTTCTCTGCTTCAGCTGCTTTTTCCTTAATTCTTTTCTTCTGTTCCTCAAGAGTATTCTTAGCTTTCTGTTCTCTTCTTATATAAGCTCCTCTACTCTGTGAACCGTCAGTTTTGCCTGTAGAATTAGAGGCGTATTTATTACGATATCGCTCACGATCAAGCTGTTTCTGGTATTGAGCCTGACTATGACATAAATACCCCTTACCTCTCCATGTCCAGTCCATTATCGTCCTCCATACTTCTTACTCGGTTTCAATCCAAACACTTGGGTTCGGACTTCTTCGATCTTTTTGTAGCGTTCTTCACGCTTCTTCTTACCGTTATCCAAAGCTTCCTTGATTATAGCTCGTCCATTAGCGTGCATCCGCCAGAACTCGTCTATATCAACTCCCTTTGGATTCTCCTGTTTTGTCCATGCCATCACATGCCTCCAAAGCCATAACGATATCCCATATTATTAGGTCTTGTTATAGAATTATAAGACCCGTTAGATGCTTGGTTAAGTTTCTTCTTATAATATGTAAATTCACGAGCATCTTTTCTTGCATCTTCTTCAGACTTCCATTCACCAGTAGCAACAGCTTTCTTACCAATCTTTTCATTAACTTGATCTGTAAAATTATGATAACCTTTTTCTTTAGAAGCAAAGTGATTTACTGTTGCAACTATAGCGCCATTAAGTATAAGACCGCCAATAGCGATAGGTAGAATGGAAGAGGCACCAGCTCCAAGCATAGCTGTTACGGCAGCTTTACCAGCATTTATAGCAGGAATAGCAGTTACAGCTTTAGCTCCGAGTCCTATGGGCGCTAAACCTTCACCTAATATGGCTCCGAGTCCTTTTGTAGCAAGAGGAGTTAATCCTTTTCCTAAAAGACCGCTAATAACCGTTGAGCCGAGTTTTCCACTGACAGCAGCAGTTACAGCGTTAGTGCCATTTATTAAAGCATTTGAAGCTATAGCAGCTTTTTCTGCAGCAACACCAGCTTTTAGCATATTGCCAGCAAGTGTTTTAGCCGCTAAAGTACCTATAAGAGCCGTTCTTGCTGCAGAACCAGCTTGACCTAAATTTTCTTGAGT